TGATGCTATCATGCATTTAGTACTAGACATGATAGCATCGAAGGCTATTCCAGATGAACAAGTCTCTCTTTTTGAGGAATCACTCCGGATAGGGATCATCAAGCTCATAGAAGACGCTGGAATTGATGTCAACGATCCACCGGCAGGATCATACCACCGTGTCGTCAGCACTGACTACAGCCCCGATGAGGTGCTGTCTACTGCCCTATCCACAGCAAATATTAACGATGGTGGTTATAGGTTGCCGATGAAGACAATCATGTGGATTAATCCAGGTGCCGTTTCCGTTGCGCAAGGCTATGACGTACAATCAATAACGATCTATTCAGTTCAGGACGTAACGAATGAACACTGAACAGCCAACAAGCAGTACGACAGTGAACAATGATTGGTATTCACTGAATAGCCGAGGCTATGTACTAAACAGTGAACAGGTGAACACTGAACAGCCAGAACCGGATCGGTGGCTACGATTGATTGAACAGCCGCAAGCACTGAATAGCGAGGTGAATACTGAACAGGGGGCTATTCACTCTACTGTTCAGTGGTATCAATTGGCTGAACAGATTGCATCCGATATCGATGCTATTCATTCCCTCTGCTATTCAGCTATTCAGTCTGATGATTTACGACCTTACGTCAAGAAGATAATGAACATCCTCGAAGGAGTAAGAGAGTGAACACCCTTTATAACATCTATGTCGATTCCTACAATTTCTTCATTGGCATCTACAACCGATGTGTTGACTACTGGAATAAGTACGCACCGATAGAAGATGAGGGGGCCATCATTCCTACAGATCTGTATAATCAACAAATTGAAGAATTCAACGAGAGGGTTGAGGAGATAAATAATGAACAGTAAACACAGCTATTCACTGAACACCCCCCTATTCACTGAACAGGACGAGACTGAACACCTGACCATCAACCATTATATTGAACAGTGGACGGAGCTGATCGATCCCTATTCACTGAACCATCTTAGTGCGATCATCGATAAACAGAGAAATTGTAGGAGGCTTCGTAAAGCAACCGTACATCGAACTGCAAGAAAGCAAGGAAGGTATCAATCATGGAACCGGTAAAAATGTTGCCAGTGGAGATTTATGAGGCCATTAAAGTATCATGGGAGAGAATGGACAGGTACTTTACCTCTTGCCCCTTCTCAGTTGAAGACATGATGACTGAGAATGAACGCATTGCATACCACAGATCCCATTGCCATTTTCAGGACATTGAGTATGATCCGACAGACTGGAATGATGAAGAGGACGATGATCCTGATGAGGATGAGGATGAATGAGTACAACGTCAAGCGCATGCCTTTTCTATGGATATGTTCGCCCTTATGATGAAGAACAGGGTGAGTATGAAGAGACTTCATGGGATAAGAACTTCTTGAACGAGTCCCACGGATGTACCATTCATGTATACGGGTTCGATGAAAGGCTCGGCAGTTTCCTCTCCGTCAACGATTCATATAAAGAGGCAAAATGGGATGATGCCGTTCTCCTTTTGCCTGACAGCCTCTTTGTCAAGGAAGGATGGGACGAACAACTTCAAAACGCCGCGCACTTTTTTGATCTTGACATAACCGGATTAAACGCGCAATGGCACCTTGTTTGCCTTTACTTCTAGTTTTTTCAATCTCAGCATGATACACTTGTTACAAGCACGTGTATCATGCTTTTTTATGGGGAAAACGATGAATAGTGACCGAGCGCAAGTTGAACGGATGGTTTCACACCTGCAAAAAAGCAAGTGGGAGCATTATAACGCCTGTTATCAATGCAAATTTCACTCTTTATGCGGGGTATGGAGAACCTATAGCCGCCTGCATGATAAATGGTCAACGCTCCTCACTGGCATGAGCACGTTACAAGAGAGAGGGATGGATTAAATGATTTTCCTGTTTTTGTGGCGCATTCTCTTCCAAAGACGGTGTACAATCGTGCACCCTAACGGTATTCACTGTCAAAACAGAGCAGAGCGCCGCTACACGACGCTGGTGTATGTACCGTCAATCTATCGGAGTGTTGCGCTCCCCATGTGCCTAGAGTGCTTCCTATGCGCTCAGGGTACGATTATCCAGAGGGCAAGCAAGTATGGCACCACCACGCACAAAAAGAAAACAGAAGATGCGCGACGAAGATGTAAACTACGCGCTTCGTGCTCATATGGCGCTCGAACTACGCATAAAAGAGCGTCTCTCGTACGGTGAAATCGCACAGCGTTGCGGCTATGCACATGAGAACGTTGTCAAGCAAATAATCAAAAAAGAGATAGAGCGCACGATTGTTCATGACGTTGAAGAGTTGCGGGCACAAGAGGGCTTGACGTACGATATCCTGCAAGCTGAGTGCATGAAAATGTTTTTTGACTCTTCAAACAAGGGGCAATTATGGGCACTTGATCGCATTCTGATCATCATGCAGCAACGTGCCAAGCTCTACGGCCTGGACGCGAAAGAAGATCAACAACAGATACAGACGGTCCTTGTTCGCCAGATACCAGCCGGGTACTTCGGGGCCATTGATTCCATGCCACAAGGACAATTAGCAGAGGCAAAGCAAATGCCCCCGATCATGGAGGAACGTGAAGATTGACAGACGAGAAAGAAAGGAATAGGGAGGGATATGAGTACATTCTATGGCGACAACTGGAAGTTTAGTATCATCGGGGACATCTCACCATCAGGCAACATAATGCCTCGGCCATTTGATATGCAAGCATACATCAAGAGCATAGACGGGGTGAGTGAGTGGCTTGCCTCTCTGCCATTTGACGATGAGAATTATGAGTTAAGCGTGGATGTACGGGCTTCAGCACACGATATCACACCAATTGGCAATCAATACAAGCTTAATTCACTGATTATGGCAATCTACAAGGTAAAGCTCAGACGAATAGTAGGGGGATTAGAAGAGGTATTTTTAGCAACGTTTCACAACGGTCAGAAGTGTGATGAGTCGTATACCGCAACGATTATCCCTAAACCTCCCTATCTACCAGTCACTTTTAAAGGGGAGTATGCCGACTTTACCGATGCCTCAAAATGGTCTCTCTCTTTGCCAACTCCAAAGAACGAATTAGAGAAGTTTCATGAAGAGCTTATCGAGGCCATGCATGAACCGGTTATAGACACACCGGATGATGACGATGAGGAAGAAGACTACTATGATCAGGTATGGAGGTGATAGAAATGACTGGTGAAAAGTTTATTCATGCCGCCCGGCGCATCATGGATACAACCCTGATGGGGGACTATGATAGTTTCTCGAAAACGCTCTATGAGTTTGCAGAACACGTACTCAGCGAGGTGGGGTATGCTGATCGGATCGATGAAGTAAGGGACTACAAGCCAGAGACGCCGCCGCAACTCCCACCGTATAGCGGATTCGCTATCGTGGGTGAAACAGGGCCGGAATCAGTACATATAGCAGGGAAAGGTGTGAAGGTCTATGTGAATGCATCAGAGTTATCTTCAGCATTCACCGATGCCTCAAAGTGGAAGCTTAGTATGGAGCATGTACGCAATTGGAGTGCTGTTATGCATGGAACATGGGTAAAGTAATACGTGATAGAAGAGGTGATCACACCCCCTGAGCTACGCGGGGCGGCATTAGAACTAGGCAAGTGTACAGACCTAGAGGTCTGTATGGATGGCCCTGCGGGTTGTATAGCAGGTGAAACCAGAATATACAACCCGATCACCGGTACACATACGCCGATTAGGGATCTCTATAGAGATAGTATAGCACCAATAGTGCAAACGCTCAGAGGTGCTATACAAGCTGAGAAACCTTTTATAAAGGGAGTTGCAGATCTCTTTAGAGTGAGAACACGCTCAGGCCGGGAGTGTACTATTACTGGCAACCATCTATTTCTGACACCGGGCGGGTGGCGCTACGCCTCTTCGTTGCAGATCGGTTTACCCCTTCTTGTATCCGCTTCACCCCTTCATCAGACCATTGAGGCGTCTTACCCCTCAATGTCTCTGCAAGATGCATGGCATTTGAGCCAAAAAGCTCAAGGTTATCAACATGATTGTTTTGCCTGTCATTATCACGGTGATGCACAACTTCTTGCGGGTCAAGATATCGCCCTATCTTTGCCTCTACTACAAGGCGATGCTCACGCACATACCCGTGACGATCCTTATAGGGATGATCGGGGCTTTTTACGAGAATATACCCATCCTCATCTACCATACGCCCCCCTTTCCATGCCGGATTATTTTGCATCTTCTGTTCAAAGGGAATATAATCAATGTCATGGTCAACGAGAAACTTCTTTACTAACTGATGCTTTGTTCCAATACGACGGGCAATCTCAGATAGAGAAATGCCTTGTTGCGCCCATGCTATCACATTGTCCTGATGTTGATAGCATGCCCCTCCATGAGCCTTTGTCAGTTCAATACCCCTTCTCTTCAGTAAACCGGTTACGCGACGAGGGGGTAAGCCTAGCTCTTGAGCAGTCAAAACAGTGCTCTTCGTTCTCTGATACGACTCAAGAATACTCTGTATTTCCTGGTCAGATGCGTGATGATATCCTTTCATTTCATACCTCCAATAGTGATTATACAGCACAATGGGATACGGTATCAAGTATTGAGTACGTTCGTACTGATGAGTACTATGATCTCCATGTACCGCATGCACACCACTATTTAGCTGAAGGTATGTGGCATCACAACACTGGAAAAACGTTCGCGTGCTTATATAAAGTGCATATGATGCTTACGTATTTCCCCGGTACGAAGGCGCTTGTTGCACGCAAAACAAGCGTAGCACTTGCCTCGACTGCTATCGCAACGTATAAATCGATGATCGATCCCCGTGAGGGCATTACCTTCTTTTCTGGCAACCGCATACGCCCCGCCGCATTTGAATACCCCAACGGTTCACAGATGATCCTCACTGGTCTCGATAAGCCTGAGAAGGTGAAGTCACTTGAGATCGACCTTGCCTACATCAATGAAGCAACTGAATGCGACTTGCAAGATCTAGAGTTTGTTCGTTCCCGTCTTAGACATGGGAAACTTCCCTATTATCAAGTCATCATGGACGTAAACCCGGAGGGGCCGTCACACTGGCTTAACTTGCGCATGAATAGCGGAGTGACAAAGCGGCTTGTCTCACGCTTTGAGGATAACCCCCGTTTCTATGACGCTGATGGGCGGCTCACCCCCGATGGTGATATGTACATCAATAAGATCCTGGCAGGTTTAACAGGCGTACGCCTCATGCGTCTCTTCTATGGCAAGTGGGTAGGAGCAGAGGGTTCTATTTATGCCGATACGTGGGATAGACGCCGCAACGTTATCAAGCCATTCCGTATCCCCGCAGATTGGCCCCGCTATCTGGCGGTTGACTTTGGATTTAAACACCCCTTTGTCTGTCTCTGGATTGCCGTTGATCCTGATGGGCGGCTCATCTTGTACAGAGAGTGGTATAAAACAAACATGATCGTAGAAGATCATGCAAAAGTCATCAAGCGGCTATCGAGATGGGGACAACCGGGGGGAGAACCACCACCACGGCAGATTATTTGTGACCATGACGCTGAAGATAGAGCCACGCTAGAGCGGCATCTCGGCATGATGACCACCAAAGCCTATAAGGAAGTGCGCTCAGGTATCCAGGCTGTTCAAGCGCGTTTTCGTGATGCAGGAGACGGACGCGCACGCTTTGAAGTCTTTGAGAATGCACTGGTTGAACGTGACGCTATTCTCGATGCTGAAAAGAAACCTATCGGCTTCATAGAAGAGGTCGACTCATATGTATGGGCGATGAATCACGATGGGAGTTATAGAAATGATGAACCCGTAAAAGAGTATGATCATAGCTGTGATCCGGTTCGCTATATTTGCGCACGTTTTGACCGTACGCCCGGTAAACCGACATATAAGAAGACGATATGGAAATAGAAGAGAAGTCACAACCGTTTAAGTGGCAACCGGTTATCCTTGTTGTCAATGGAGAGGATGAAGATGAATGATAAAAGAACGTAATATCATTGTTAAGAAGAAGTTCTATGCGTGCGATACGTGTACAAAAGAAAGCTCTATATTAGATGACTTAGAACCTTCTTTCTATATCCCGCCTGGATGGGTATTTTTTCATCTTGGATCTACTGTATGGTCGCCCACACGTCATTATTGTAGTCGTGTCTGCTTCAATGAGTATGAGCAAAAGTACGGAGTAGACTATCACGGATGGTCAAGATATGGGAGGCCAATAGAAGAATGAATAAGGCTCAAAGGCGCATTGCCAAACTACGCTACAAGATCATGCATAGTCAAGGATCACGCCGCAAAGGGGCTTTTATCACGCTTATGCTTATAAGTGATATAGAGGATGCCTATAACACGCTACTTGCGGCTCATGTGCCTCCACAAGAGATGCGCGATATAGAACAAACGTTTCTCATCGGAGCACTCCATCAAGAGATCTTTGCTGCTTTGCGTATGGAGAGGAATAGACGTATTTGGGCACAATTTGATTTTCAAGGAGTGGCCCAAGTCGTTCCCCTATGAGGCAAATATGGTATGCTTATAGTTCAATCCTACACCCCAAAGTCATACAGAGAAAGGGATATCGTGTACAAAGCTCATATAGCGTGTGAAGTATGTACGGCTACAGCACCGATCAAGCAGTACGATTCTGAGTTACCTGCCGGTTGGCTCTGGGTACATCGGAGCAGTGAAGATCACTGCGATGATCTCCATTTTTGTAGTTGGGAATGTGTAAAACAGTACATCTTAAATCAGGAGCAATTCCATTGAGTGAGAGTGATTTACAGCTAGTGGTAGAAGAAACCATTGATACTACCGATCCCAACTTTGTCAAACAGTTTGCCGGGTTTGTGGGGCCGGGCGTGCCAACGCATACGCTAGAGGTGAGCAATGATCTACTAGGGGATCGGCTCTTTGCCAGAATCATCGTTAACGGTGTCCACTATGAATGCACGCGTGTACCCGCTCCTGCAAAGATCGTACAATACAGCGCCTTTACCATTCAGGGCTTTGCAGGGGATGACATTGAATCTACCCGCTATGATAATCAGGAACGCATAGAAGCCCTCAAAATGCTCTTCGTGAGTAGTTTCCCCTATGCCGATGACTTAAAAGAAGAAGTGATAACAAACGCTGAGGGTGTTCAATGCGATTATATCGTGCCTTATGAACCAGCCTATGATGATTGGGGGCTAGCGGCGGTGAAATGCCGCATAATTGACGACTATCATATCTTTGGACGTGAAGAAAGCCCACAATTCTGAGCTTCCCTCGCAAACATCTACAAAAAGCCGCTAGAATGGTGTATACTTTTGATGAGTTAGCCGCCCATCTTGGCTTACCTGATGGGTATACACTGGAAAATGTGTTCGTTAAAGCAAACACTCTTACAATCATCGTTAGCAGTAGCGAGCTACCGGGCGTAGAAGCCTACATGCATGAGGTTATGGACCTCCCTTTATTAGAGAAGGGGGATCTATGAAGGATATGATGCATGGTTTCGTATATGCCCACGGCATACAGCCCGTCAGTCGATCAAAACGGGATACAAACACTCTCGAATATGAACATTCCTTACGCCGACAAGGAGCGCAAACGCGCACTTCTTGACGCCTGGAAGTCATATCGGGGTGAGTTTCCACCGCCACTCAAAATACAGCCTGACCAGCCAAACGACAACATTATCAGCAACAGATGTGCACCGATTGTTGATAAAGGGGTGTCGTTTTTGTTTGGGAAAACCCTCAACATTGAGGCCGCAAAAGAGACGACAGAGCCAACAAACACCGTAAAAGATGCCATACGCGCCGTATGGGGAGATGACGATGATCGAATGACACTGCTCTCACAGATCGGCATCAATGGCGGCATCACTGGCATGAGCTTTGTCAAGATTATGCCGCCTGACATGCACCATCCACATACGCGTATCCTTCCCCTCGATAGTTGTATCGTGCGTGTTGTCACCGATAATGACGACGTTTCGTGCATCCTTGCCTACGTTATCGAGTATGCGATGGCAAACGAGTGGAATAGACGACAGATTATTTCTCGTATTGATCCAAATGCACCACTTGGCCTTGACTATGATCAAGAAATGTTTGTAGACCACTGGATTATCACCAACTATATGCGAAAGGGTCAAATCGGTTCCTGGCAACAAACAGGGGAACCGGACACGTGGCCCTATCCCTTTGCACCCATCGATTTCTGCCAGAATCTTCCTAATCCGAACGAAACATGGGGTATACCAGATCTGACCCCCGACCTCATTGGTTTGAACCATTCTCTCAACTTTATCCAAAGCAATACGTCACGTATTATCAAATATCATGGTCATCCTAAAACATGGATCATCGGTATGGATGCAGACGCCGTAAATACAGCCGTTGATGATCTCATCTGCTTACCATCCTCTGATAGCAAAATCGGCAACCTGGAAATGGTGCAAACGCTGACCGATCAACGCAATTTTGCAATGGATCTACGCGGCCACATGGATGAACAATCCAGAGTACCGGCTATCGCGCTTGGCCGTGAAACAAGTCTCCCACGTGGCGATATCTCAGGGGTTGCGCTCAAGCTCTTGCTACAGCCAATTATGGAAAAGACAACACTCAAACAACGACTCTACGGCTCTCTTATCCGGCGTGTTACCAGGGCCGCGCTTGTCATCGAGGGTGTGCTTAGTCTAGACGAATATCAGAATTATGAAATACAGCTTCATTTTCAGAACATTATGCCTGAAGATGACTTGCAGGCGGCACAGACGGCGCTCCTACTTAGACAGATCGGAGTATCACTGCAAAGCGCCCTTAACCAGTTAGGATTTGATCCTGAGCAGGAAATAGAACGGCTCAAACATGAGCAGGCCACTATCGGGGATCTCTTACCCCAACTTTCAGCGACACAAAAGACACAGCTTGCGGCGTCTTCTCCGTCAGGCAAGGGGGCTATTAATGCCGGGGCCGATATAGGGGCAAAGCCGCACAAAGCGCCGGTACCATCTGCAAAAGATCCAGGGGGGGCAAAATAGATGAGTTACGGTAGCAACCCAACAACCACAACGCAGACCGCGCTTGGCACCAATCAGTTGCCAGTCTCGACGGTCTACACACCAAACACGGCGGCGGGCAACTTGACGCCCCTTGAAGGCGGGCCTGTTACAACTGATAGCAACAGCAATAAATCAGCCCCGATTTCAACCTATACCAAAGATGGCTCAAATGTCACCATTGGTACAACCACCGACACGGCATATAGCGGGTCAGGGGCCGGGACAGAAATAGCCATACTCAAAAAGATCGTTGCCCAACTAGCGGCATCGCTTGCAGTCTCGGGTACCGTTACCGCAAACGCGGGTACCAATCTCAATACGTCAGCTTTAGCACTTGAAACAGGGGGCAACTTAGCAAGCATTAAAGCCGACGCTGATAGTATTTTATCAGGGATCGGGGCAATAAGCGATGCGGCCTATAGCGGTTCTGGGAGCGGGTCTGAGATTGCTATTCTTAAAAAGATTGTTGCCCAATTAGCGGCAACAATCAGCACGTCTATTGCGTCTGCCTTACCGGCTGGTACCAACGTTATAGGCCACGTGATAGCCGACTCAGGGAGCACTACCGCCGTCACCTCACTACCCGCGCTCCCATCAGGCTCAAACCTTATCGGTAACGTTGAACTAGTGGACGGGGCGGGTACCAATAAAGCAACTATTTCAGCAGGTGGGGCACTCAAGGTTGATGGATCATCCGTAACACAACCGGTATCTGCTAGTTCTTTACCACTGCCCACCGGGGCCGCAACCGCCGCAAAGCAACCTGCACTCGGAACGGCGGGCACACCCTCTAGTGATGTGCTTTCAGTACAAGGTATTGCTAGCATGACCGCTTTGAAGGTTGATGGATCAGCAGTCACTCAGCCGGTAAGCGGCACTGTTATCGTTCAGCAGTCTACGGCTAGTAACCTCAAGGTAGACTTATCGGGCACGTCTGCGAACGCAACGGCACTTAAAGTTGATGGGAGCGCGGTGACACAACCGGTAAGCGGCACTGTCTCTGATCAGCATAGCAATGTGCTTATCGACTATGATAGTGGGGCTGGTACGCAAAACATGACGGTGTTTGGTATCGCTTTACCGGCCTCGGGTGGATCGGTTGCAGGCGGCACTACATCAAATCCGCTCAAAGTAGATCCCACGGGCACGACAACGCAACCGGTCAGTGCTACTAGTCTTCCCTTGCCTACCGGCGCTTCCACCTCTGCCAAACAACCGGCGCTCGGCACAGCCGGATCAGCAAGCTCAGATGTCATCACTGTGCAAGGCATCGCGTCCATGACTGCTCTAAAGGTTGATGGTAGTGCGGTCACTCAGCCGGTAAGCGGTACTGTCACGGTCACACAAGCAACGGCGGCGAATCTCAAGGTTGACCTCTCAGGCACAAGCGCGAACGCTACGGCCTTGAAGGTGGATGGATCGGCAGTCACACAACCCGTATCGGGGACGGTAACAGCGAACGCGGGCACAGGGACGTTTACCGTCTCAGATCAACATTCAAATAACACTACTGACTATGATACCGGGGCCGGTACACAGACCATGACGATGTATGGCCTTGCTCTCCCGGCTTCAGGCGGTTCAGTACCGGGCGGCACTGCTACCAACCCGGTACGCGTTGACACAACTGGTACGACAACACAGCCTGTAAGCGCGGCTAGTTTACCCCTTCCTACCGGCGCTTCTACAAGTGCAAAGCAACCGGCGTTAGGAACGGCTGGTAGCGCGTCTAGCGATGTGTTAACGGTGCAAGGCATTGCTAGTATGACCGCCTTGAAAGTAGACGGTTCTGCCGTCACACAGCCAGTTTCAGGTACTATCACAGTCACACAAAGCACCGCTAGTAACCTCAAGGTTGATCTCTCAGGCACATCCGCAAACGCTACCGCGCTCAATGTAGCTGATCAGCACACAAACATCACGACAGACTACGATAGCGGGGCGGGCACGCAAACAATGACCATGTACGGCATCGCTCTCCCGGCCAGTGGTGGAAGTGTTGCGGGCGGTACATCTGCCAATCCGATTAAAACAGATCCGACTGGTACCACGACTCAGCCCGTAAGTGCTACGTCCTTACCTCTCCCAACGGGGGCGGCTACATCTGCCAAGCAACCTGCACTCGGAACGGCGGGTAGCTCAAGCACAGATGTGCTCTCAATACAAGGGATAGCAAGTGGTACACCAATACCGATCACCGGATCAATCACGGCAACAAACCCATCTGTAAGTACCGATGGATCTGCAATCCCTACATCAAGCACACTCATCGGAGCATCAGACGGCACAAACCTACAACAGCTCTTAGTAGAGTCTGCAAGCAATAGAAACTTGCGCGTAGGGATCTACGGCGGTGCAACAGAGGCAAGCGTAACCGGTTCTAATGCCCTCAAGGTAGACGGGTCTGCGGTCACTCAACCCGTAAGTGCTGCTAGTCTGCCACTGCCTACGGGAGCTTCCACATCTGCCAAGCAACCAGCTCTAGGTACTGCGGGCACTGCAAGTACCGATGTGCTCTCAGTACAGGGCATTGCTTCCATGACGGCGCTCAAAGTGGATGGGAGTGCAGTGACACAGCCCGTCTCAGGGACAGTCACGGTCACACAAAGTACAGCCGCAAACTTAAAAGTAGACCTCTCAGGAACGGCGGCTAATGCCACGGCTCTAAAGGTAGACGGATCAGCCGTAACACAACCGGTATCAGGCACTATTACGGCTAACGCAGGGTCAGGAACGTTCACGGTTTCAGACCAGCATAGCAATAACACCACTGACTACGATACAGGCGCGGGCACGCAAACAATGACCATGTACGGCATCGCGTTACCTGCAACGGGCGGCTCAGTTGCAGGGGGTACTGCTACCAACCCGGTACGCACTGATCCCACGGGCACAACCGCACAGCCCGTCTCAGGGACGGTAGCCGCTACGCAATCGGGCACATGGACAGTACAGCCCGGTAACACGGCCAATACAACTGCATGGAAAGTGGATGGTTCTGCGGTGACGCAACCCGTCTCAGGGACAGTCACATCCAATATAGGCACAACAAACGGCCTTGCACTTGATACGTCGATTAACGGCGTCATCGTCTCACAAGCAAGCACCACAAGTGGAGAGAAGGGGCCACTCATTCAGGGGGCCGTGACAACGGCATCACCGACATACACAACCGCGCAAACAAATCCGCTCTCTCTGACAACGGCGGGGGCGCTACGGGTAGACGCTAGCGCGACCACGCAACCAGTCTCAGGAACGGTAACAGCCAACGCCGGAACAAATATGTCAACCGCCGCGCTTGCTCTTGAGACTGGTGGGAATCTTGCCACGCTAGCCGGGGCGGTCACATCGGCAAAGGTGCAATCAAACGTCGCTCAGATCAACGGCGTGGCCCCTCTCATGGGCAACGGTGTATCAGGTACAGGTGCGCAACGTGTGACGATTGCAAGCGACTCTACGGGACAAATAGCACTAGCGGCGGGCAGTGCAGTGATCGGCCACGTGATAGCCGACTCAGGATCGACAACCGCCGTCACTCAAGCAACCGCTAGCTCACTCAATGCGCAAGTTGTTGGGGCCGTGGCATCTGCCGGAAGCAATGCGGGCAATCCGCTCAAAGTAGGCGGTGCATTCAATAGCACACAGCCAACGGTGACAAATGCTCAGATTGTTGACGCTCAGATGACCGCTAGAGGTGCACAGATTGTCGCTACCGGAGTCGATACCTTTAGCGCAACGGTTTCAGGGACCGTCACAGCGAACGCTGGTACTAACCTTAACACATCGGCCCTTGCCCTTGAGACGGGCGGCAACCTCGCTACGCTTGCGGGCGCAATATCTTCCACAAAGATGCAAAGCAACCTTGCACAAGTGAACGGCTCAACAACCGTCACCGCCGCAACTGGTGTGCAAAAGGTAGGCATTGTAGGCAACACGGGGGCAACGGTAGATAGTGGAGTAGGAGCGGGGACAGCCCCTACCAATGCAGTTGTTGGGGGTCTCGTTTACAATAGCGCATCGCCCGCCCCAACGTCCGGGCAATCAATGGCAATGCAAGCCGATCAAGCAGGAAATATCCGCGTCTTTCAGGGTGTCTCGTTCGCTACCCTTGCTGCATGGAACAGTAGCACAACGATTAACACCGTCCAGAACATATTTACCAATAGCGGGGCTGAGAGCGTTATCGTCCAATTGACACAGACAACGACTATAACGGTGGGTGCTATCACATTTGAAGTAACCTACGACAATACTTCAAACTGGCAGACGATACCAGCGAACGCCGTCTTTGATCCTACGTCAACAACCTTTGCGGCAATCAGCTTACCCTACACACTGCAAGCAAGCACCAATAAGATTATCGGCCTCAATATGAACGGGGCCACGGGCCTACGTATCAAGCTTTCAACGGCTATCACCGGGTCAGGTAGTGTGACACCGTTCTATGCGCTACAACCTTATAGCCCCGCCGATACGATAATTGCGCTTTCGCCCACCGCCGCAAACTTTCTTACATCAACCAATATCAACCAGATAAGCGGTACGAGCGCCGGAGTAGCCAATCCGCTCTACGTCTCTCAATCTGCTAATACTGGCTATGTGAGTGCGTTTGGCAGTAACGCGTCGGCGCTGACCGCAAACACTGATGCAGCATTTAAGTGGGGGGCCGGTGGTACCACGGTGGTCAACCATATCATGCTGCAAAACAATACCGCGCTCAATGTATTGTTTGATCTTGATGTAGCAACAAACGCAGGTAGTCCAATATGCTCACCGGGTCAAACATTGTTCTTTGATGTGCAAACAACGGCGCTACACCTTCAGGCCAACGGCACACCGAACCTCAACGGATCGGGTGCGGCGAACATTGTAATCAGGGCATGGTTGTAGATGTCTAGTTACTCTACCATTATGCGCAATGCGCCGACCATTTACTATCGGTTAGGGGAGTCTTCAGGTCTCACCGCAACTGATAGTAGTGGAAATGGAAATAATGGTACCTATGCGGCAAGTGGAGTAACCTACGGGGTTGCTAGCTCTCTACGTGATGGCAGTACAAATACAGCCGTGACGTTTAGCGGGGTTGGGCAAGTTAATGCGCCTGTTGGGATTGTTGTCTCAGGGAATGTGACGATTATGGTGTGGTTTAAGACGGCTGGTATTAGTGGCAATACCTCGCTTTTTGCAAATTATACGGCAACGGGGCCGTCTGTATTTGGGCTAGGTATAGCGGGGTCAGCAACAAACCTTGTTGCCTTTATCGTCGCAAACATGAGCGCAACAACAACGGCTACGCCCACTTTTACGGTAACGTCGAATGTGTGGTGTCATCTAGCGGCAACATTTGATACAACGTCACATGTCCTTGCGCTTTATGCAAATGGCGCACTTGTAGGGACAAATACAGAATCAGCTTATAGCCCGGCGGCGGCTGGTTTCTTTATCGGTGATTCTGTATTTGGTGACAATCAGGCCGGATCTTATGATGAGGCAGTTGTTTACAGCAAAGTGTTAACAGCCAATCAGATTAATGCTTATTATCAATCGACAAATGTAGAATATCGATCAATCAAACAACACAAGAGAGGGACAGTATGACACTCATCCCAATGGATTTAGCACACTTCACCGTAGCACTTCAAAATGACACGAATCAGATGTATGAGAATATCAAATGGGCAAAAGAGCGCTATAGCATGTACAACCAGAATTGTACTACGCAAAACATGACAAGTGCTGGGATATCGGCGGGGGATCAATCGGCTATCCTGGCATTCATTGTCGATCTCTCACGGTTGGTAACGCTCTACTCTGGTAGCGTGCCTAGCAATAGCGCCGATTATATCTTTGATATCAATGCCATTCGAGGTATTTCATAAGTGGTAACATCTTTGACGCTTTACGGCTCAACAAGTCTAGCATCAACGGTAGCAACGGCAAGCAAACTTGTCAACGCTACCGGTGGTACGTCAACGTCAAAGACAACAACCGCCCCTAATGACAGCTCACAAAACTTCATGGAATGGCTTTCACAAGGAGGAACGGGGACTGATAGCGCGTCTATTGGTTCCCCTAGCGGAAAGGGGTACCTCTACGATGTAACGACGCTAGAGGGAAACACGATAGCTCTGGGGAACTGGTCAGGCGTGTGGCGCATGAATGACACAGCCGGTTTTACTGCCGTCACCATGATTATGCGTGCTTACGTTTACAATAGCGGCCTCTATACCGCCATTGGCACTATGACACTTGCAAGCCAGTCCATGAGCAGTACAACAACAAACTACACATTTAGCAATACGTCATTCCCGGCTGTCACGTTCTACCTCAACGATAAGCTCTATATTGACGGATGGATGCACCCGATCACCGGGCACTGGACGGGTGATCCCATCGTCTCGTTTATGTCATCTAGCGCAAGCGCCGGTATAGCCAATCAGATGCAGGTAAATACACCCGGCTTTAGCCTGACACCACGCCTTATCACGCGACAACATCGGATCTTTGGGAGGGTTGCATAATGCCAGTGATTTACGTCCTACGTGCCCCTGCGGGCGTTCTCATCCTCGGATCATCGACGCCTACGATCTCATCAAATGCAACCTTTACCGTACGCAAGGGTAACGCAATGCTAGAGGCGCGTGGGGGTGAGGCGTCAGTGCAGATACGTAAGGGTGACGCGACATTTACGGAGGGTAAATAAATGAGCTGTGATACCGATGATTATTCTCCTATCTACGTGGGGGATGTTGGGGCACCCTTTAATCCGGTGTTTGAATATGCCGATGGCACTCTCGTTGACTTGACCGGGGCAACCATCACCATGAAATTTCTCAATGAGAATACCGCCGCTATCATCACCACGACGGGTACATGGACGATTGACACCGATCCTACCACTGGCAAGGCGTCATATGCCTACGCAAGCAATGACGTGTCTGTAGCCGGGTTGTACACCATCTACATCACCATCACAAAAAGTGGAAAGCCGTTCCATGCTGATACCAAACAACTAGAGATAAAGGCGGCAATATGAGTAGGGTGTGGTTTCACATATGCCTTGTCTATCACATGCTTTGCATTAAACTATTTGATCGTAGTGCAACAATCATATGCATCAGAATGGGCAACCGTACAAAAATAAGGAGGATACATTATCATGGCAATGAAGCACCCAGGGTTTAAAGCCGTACAAGGCAAGATAGCCGCAAAATATGGTATGAAAGCGGCGGGGGCAATCCTAGCCGCATCAACCAGGAAAGCATCAGCGAAAGCAAAAAGGAAAAACCCTCACTTAAAGCGTGTAAAATAGCGACAATATAGCAGAGGTATTGTTTTTCTACAAAGGATAACTTATACTAATGGATGAAACCACAACTGTTCCTTCATCTCTGGCAGATGAAACGAGCAATGCACCCACGCCCCAGGCGGGCAACACAACCACAAGCGGATCTCAGGAAGATCAGCAACAAAAGTCATCATCGATCAGTCTTTCAGATTATGAGAAGATTGTCAAAGAACTTCGTGCCGAGAATGCAAAGCACCGGACATCACTAAAACGCTTTGAAGAAGAGCAGCAGAAACAAGATGAAGCACGCCTCTCCAAAGAACAGCTTTTAGAGAAACAGCTAGCAGATCTTCAAACACAGCACCAACAGATCACGGAAGCGCAATTTGAGCGCAACGTGAACCATATGGTAGCCGTTGAAGCAGCAAAGGCCGGAGTTGATCCTAACGTCATTGATCGGGTGTCTCGCATGCTGGCATGGGAAGATATAGAGGTAGATGATGAAGGGACACCATCACAGACAAGCGTACGATCTTTAATTGACCAACTTCTCAAAGATATTCCAGGCTTAAAACAACGTGGGGCCGCGTCGTCAGTCTCAAGCGGGGGCGCAACCAATCCATCACGCGCACAAACATCAGCACCATCGCAACTTTCGTGGGATGTCATCGGAAGCTTAAACGCCACAGAGTACAACGCCCGGCGCTCAGAAATTCAAGAGTGGATTGCAACACATCCCCCACGATACGGACGCAAACTAGTTTAAACAAGAATCTTGTATCTCTGCCTTAGCACCTTTTGAGAGATGTTATGGTAGGGGTGATAGGGGCAATACATGTCACTAAATAATTTTATACCACAGTTGTGGGCAGATACGTTACTACCGGCACTACGAGCAAATCTCGTATATGGTAATCTGTTCAACGAGGACTATCAGGGCCAAATTTCGCAAATGGGCGATACGGTTAAGATCAACAGTATCGGCGATGTCTCCATTTTCAACTACACCAAAGATACCGACCTTAACGCGCCCCAAGCATTAACCGATGCTCAAAGCATGCTCACCATCTCTCAGGCGAAGTACTATAATTTTGAGGTAGATGACGTAGATCAGGCACAGGCGCACCCTCAAGTTATGACTGAGGCCATGTCGTGGGCGGCATTTGAACTTGCAAACACAATGGACTTGTACTATGCCGGTTTCTATACCGATGCAGTCAATAACATTGGTTCTACTAGTAGCTGGCAGACTGTCACCGTTCCAACAAACACGAATGTTGGTGGTGGTACGACTCTTTACGACTATCTGGTCATGATGAATCAGAAGTTGACGGAAAATAAGGTGCCAAAACAAGGCCGGTGGTGTGTTATCCCCCCTTGGGGTACGACTTTCCTCATTCAAGATATCCGCTTTACATCGTTCAACACGGCAGATGCACGTATGACCATACAGACCAACAAGATTGACGCGGCTGGTGGTTCTACTGGCGATGCCTACATCGGGCGCGTTGCTGGTATGGATGTCTACGAAAGCATTAATGCCCCCCACCTCAGTGCTGCTAGCAACGTTGGTGTTACCGGTGCTCAAGACGTGTTTCTAGCGGGTCACACCATGACACTCACCAAAGCTACCGGCATTAACAAAGTAGAAGCATATCGCCCACCGTACCGCTTTGCTGATGCAGTCAAAGGGCTTGCACTCTACGGTGCTAAGACAATTCGTCCGTATGCACTATGCGCCGGGTACTTCCAGCATCCATAGAGAGGCCGTATGAAGTCAAGTACAAGAACAGTTTTAGTCGATTCATTGTTGAATGTAACTTCTTACTCATCCGGGCCTTTGGATGTGGGTGATTTAGAGTTTTTACTGATTAGCGCCGTAGAACCTCCCGGTGGGAGTGGTAACACGCTCACGGTAAGTTATGTTGATGCAAACAATAATCTCATACACATCGCAACACTAATACTAGGGTCAGGGAGTACGGGGTTGCTTTGCATCGGTAACGGCTCTACTTATGAACTAGGAGGGACAAATGGCGGTATCCCTTACTTTGGAGATCAGATACAAATAGACATTAGTGGTACTGTCACCACTCAAATATCTGTGAAAGGGAAGTAACAGATGGCACGAACAGCTTTGACTCCTAAAACCTTAACTGGTAACGGGTCTATCGTAAATATGACCAATGCGGGTACGAACATGACCGCAACTGACGACACCAACGGCATGAGTATTGCCATTCCTACCACTAGTTTTCCTAGTGGTGCAGGGGTTGACCGTCTCATCCTTCTTATCCTCAATACCAACGGCACAGGCCGTACCGTTACGGTACGTGCAGCATCACCTGACGGGGGTATTGCAAAGACTGGCGCGGGTACAGTTGGCACGGGTGCGTTTACCTATCCTTCCTATCTAGGCGGTAAGGGTGATCTCACTACGGCGGCTATGACACTGACTACCGGGATCGGTATTGTGGGGCCGTTTGAGGTTGCCAGATTTATGCAACCTGACGGGACAATTAGCATCGACTTCTCAGGTGCAACCGGCTTTATCGCCGCGCTCTTACTCCCTAAAAGCTTCTAGCGTAAAGGGGGATGTAAATAATGGCATGGTTTAGAAATGGGGGAGGGCGTGAGATCATCATGAATGATGAGGCACATTTCCCTCGCCTGATAGCCGATGGATGGATACGGATAGAAGATCCGACGATAACGCGAGAGGAGGTGACTGATGAGCACGACACTACGAACGACGATGGGCGACTTGATAACGGAAGTGAGAAGTCTGATAGCCGACGAAGTATCGACGTGCCAACAGTTCACCGACGTACAGATTCAAAACGAACTGGACACAAGAGTTAACTTCATTCGCTACGAGGGACTAGCTATAGCCCCCTCTATCGTCAATCTACCGTCTACCAATAATCAACCAAGCACGATCTTTGCTGATTATTTCAGCAAGTATATGTGGTGGGAGCAAGATGTGATCTTGCAAGGTCAGGGCACAAATAACGCCGCATGGGTAGTGATCACACCGACATTTAGTGACTATATCAACGGGCACTGGATGTTCGAGAATACGCCCTTTGTCAATGGCACTGTACCGGGTCAATTGCCACCGGTATTTTGTACGGGCAAGGTCTACGATCTCTACTATGCGGCTGGTCGCTTATTGATGAAATGGGGGGCCGCGCTCACTGATCGTTATGACGCAACCGTTGACGGGCAAGTCTTGAACCGCTCCCAGATCAGACGTGCCAAGATAGCACAGGCGCATGAGTACTTCAGAATGGCAAAGCCGAAAGTGGTCAAACAATACAGACACGATGTTATGTCGCCAATCAGCACACGCCGGGCGCGGTTGCTTGATAGTGACGACGTGGTAAAGGGGGCATAGCATGACAAGATCGTATGGTGTGGTGCTCTCCTGCAAGGAAATTGACCAACTACGCGCCGATAATGCTGCCGTCTCGCTTTCTCTACCTTGCACCATCAAACGGAAGTCAACGGTGAAGGATGCATGGGGAACTGATAAGAAACTGGCTTTTGACACGGTTGCAACAACGCTTTGCGGAACGAAGCCACCACGCGCCGGTATCCTGGCATCATACGCCTATATGATAGGCTCTCAGGCAACATGGCAAGAGCTTAATTTCAAATACGGCACAGATGTACGCATTCTCGATCATATCCTTATTGGAAGCGATGAGCTTATTGTTCAGGCTATTCTCTCACAACAGTCATACAACACCCTCATGACGGTGTTAGCAAGCGAGATACAACCATG